GTGCTCTGATACTTCACCATTAGCCCTAGTAATTTTAAGCTTTGCCATTGTTACTCCTTAATTAGAACGCCACTGATGGCGATACTGTTATTGCGGAGTTTACAGTAAAGGTGATGCTAGATGTAGCAATTTCGGCTACTCCGGCTGATCCGATTGGTGTTAGGTTGTTTACCAAGATTGAGAATTGGTAAGTTGGGTTTGCAGCTGATACGGCTGTGCCCTTAACAGTAATAACTGATACTGAGATTGTCTTACCAAATGCATCATTAAGAGTTTGGCTAACCTCTGATGAAGCCCAGTCGTTCATAAAGTCGATTGTGAATGTGCCAGATTGTAATCCAGCCACAAATCGATGGCTAGAATCTCCCATGCTGGTGATTTCGAGCTCATCTACGATTTGGTTGATAACAGCGCTAGATACAACATCGCTTATATCAACAGATGGTGTAGTAGGCGCAGCGTTGGTCGCTAGCTTTATACCTACGTTATTATTTAAGTATATGGCCACTGTTATTCCTCTTCCTTTTTAGTTGTTGCTTTTTCTTTTGGTGCTTCTTTTATTTGGCCTGTCTTAATTAGAAAGGCTAAATCTTCTTCTTTGCTCATATTAACTCCAGCTCGTTAGGATTGATACTGTTATTTCAGACACCAATAAATCGCCACTTTGAGCGCTTACGATTGCTGGAGCTGAAATGCTTGATATGTTTAGTGTTAGTGTTGATGCAGCTAACTTTGTTACTACGGCTAATATGTAATCTTCCATACCAGCCAAGTTACCTTGATTATCTAATGCAGGTTTAGTAATTAAAACTTTGAAATTTGCTAATGGTAATACTGTTACGTGGTCATTGTTACTTGGTACAATATATGGATCACCTGGCGTGATTACTACAGCATTTGCAAGTAATGTAGCTGGTGGAAAAGCAAACACTGACCATACGCCATTATTAGTTAGGTCTGTTGCTAATGTGCTACGTAGTGTGGTGATCGCAGCTGGCATATTAACCTACCAGTGATGCAGGTGCTGAATATGGCTGGATGAGGCCACGAACTCGATTAATGAGTTGGTAACCCATCCGATATGGGCTAGCACTGACCCCATCCATGCCTACCCCACCAGTCTGGCTCACCTGACGTGCTTGCCATATATCGACAGCTATGATCATCGCTGCCTCTCTGATTGCGGGTACCACAGAGTAATCTGCTTCTTTAGTATCTTGGCCACTTGCTTTGCCATACGGAAGAATCCTGTGAAATGGGTCATCTGCGTGTGTTTTTGCAAATTGAATAAATGAATAGCCATTAGGCCATGCATAATTATTAAAGTAAGTATAAAATGCTGTAGATATTGATACCGGAATGTTTATGCCAGGTATTGTGCCAGTGATTGTATGTTGGCCACCATAAGTTGATCCGCAACCTTCTATGGCTACGCTTTGACCTTTTACAAATATACCTGGGTTGGCTAATACTAATGTGGCTACATTGTCTTGTAATCCAGCTGCTACTACTGGTGCATCATTAAACCATAAATACTGATTGAGTAGGTCTTCAGCCGATTGGCAGACCTCTTCCACAACGGCGTCAGTATAGAGTGAGCCAATACCTAAGTTAGTTCTTAACTCGGCTTTGGTTACATAGGTGGCTGCCATTGTGTCCTTTCTAAAAAAGCTCCTCTGGGGCTAGGGCTACTAAACCCCAGAGGATTATTACTTGGTTATTAGGCCTTTGCGTACTTGATGATTCCGTAAGGCATCTTGGCGATTGTTGCCATGAATCCGTAGATCGCAACTTGTACCTGTAGGTTAGATACCACATTAACAGACATGTAAGCCTGTGGTGAGCGATATACAGTAAATGCTTCTGGTGCAAGGATGATTGCTGAGTTATCATCAAATGTGGTTGTTGAGAAGTTCTTATCTACATATAGATCAAGTCCTAATACATTTCCACGAATAGATGATGGACGTACATCACCAGCTGCGTTCATTGGTTGGATCGCATTGTAAATTGGTCGCTTTGTTGAATCAACTGCGCCCATTAATGCTTGCCATTGTGCTGGGTTTCCGATGTAGTTCTGTGCAAAGTAACCTGTGTTAGCATACACAAATTTTGCAGCTTCAGAAGTGTAAGCAATAATTCCATCGCTATCTGCGGTGGTTCCTGTGCCATAAGTACCGGCTGCAATTAACGCATTTAATACAGCTGTATCAATAGTTGTTAAATATGCGTTTTGTAGCTGTTGTGTTAGCTCTGCATAGAAGTTAGGGTCTGAACGCTCTAACAACTCAACAGATAGTGTGTTCATACCTGAGTACTTAGACACTGTACCTGTTAGATACTCGGTTACCATACCTGTGTTAGATACTGCGCCTGCTTCTGCCTCTACAGTAACTGTAGGTGCTACGCCATTTCCGCCACCTGCTGAAGTTACAAGTGATGGTACGTTAATGGTCATACCTGATGCTGGCAGTGTGCCTTGTGAACATGCATCAATAGCTGGTGTGCCAAATCGTGTATTGGTTACAAACTCTGTTAGGTATTGAGTTGGGTTAAACGCTGGGTTTGTTGAGAATGAATCATCTGCTGCTGCGATGTATAGTTTTGATTCATCGCTACCTAGTGCAGCCTTGATCTTGTGCTCTGTGTACTTAGCCATTGAGTCAATAGGCGTACGTACTTTAGTTTGGATTAATGGTGCTGTAATTACAGGGCGTGCAGCTTCTACTGTAGGAGTAGCAGCCTCGACCTTTGCTTCTTGTGGCGCTGTTGCTAAATCTTCCACAGGAGCCTCGCTTTCTGTTGTTTGATTTGTGTCCTCTGCTTCGTTTTCACTAGCAGCAACTTTAGTTACTTGCGCAGCTGTAAATGCTGGGCTTTCTACCAGGCTAACCTCTCTTAGTGTTGCACTGGTTACATATAAATACTCTTTTTTCTGCACAGACTTATTTACATCTACACCGACAGATAAACCATCGATTAATTGCTCGCCAGCAAGAATTAAAGCATCTTGGCCTTGCATTGAATTAGAAATCTTAAATTGAGCATAGATGCCATCTTCTGCTTGATTAAACTTCTGCATACGGCCTATTGGTCGTTCTGGTGAGTGTTGCATAAGCATCTTAATCTTGCCTGGATCGCCTATTTCGATTGATCCTTTAGCAAATACCACTTTACCTACGGAAGTATTGCCTATCTCTTCGAAAGGTACGATCTTGCCAGCGATAACTCTGCGCTCGCCGTCGGCAGCTTCTACCTGGCTACTGAATGTAAGTTTCATCTTCTTCTTCTCTTCCGTTAGGTGTTAGTTGTTCCATTTCTTTTGCTTCTTCTACATCAATTAAACCCAAGCTAATCATTTTTTCTAATGCTTCTAGGCGCTTCATTGTGTCGGCTCTTAGGAATGATTCTTCTATTGCAAATTTAACTACATGGCCTCTAGGGGTAATATCATCCATGCTTAAACGATCTTCAATAGCACAAATAAACGGCTGTAGTGAATATGCCACAAATTCTTTACGACCATCGATAATGTTCTGATAAGTCATACTGTTATTCATATCTGCGCTTATGTAATATGCAGGTACATTCATAGCACGTGCAATTTGTGTCGCTAGATATTGTTGTGCTTCGTTATACATCATATCTTTAGGGCTAAAGCCTGTAGTTTCATAAGATAATGTGCTAGTTAAATATGCTGTGCTTCTGTTTTGACGGCTTTGTTTCCATTGTGCTAATAATCCTGATACTTGTGCCTCTGGTAAATCTGCACCAGTGTTTTTAATGTAACCACTTGGCATTGGAGTTTGTGCAGATACAGCTGCGGCTTTTTCAATATCTAAAGCGCTTTGTATTGTACGTGCTGCAGTTGTTAATACACCTTGTGTTAATCCTTGGAATGTGATAAGTGAACCAATACCGGACATTGGAGCTTTAACACCATCTACAAAGTATTCATCTACTTCTGTGCCAAATTTATTTGTTGTAAATGTAACTCTATTGTTTGCTACCCACTCAAATCGTGATGGTCTTAAATCATCTGCATATAATTCTGTAACACGCCAATATGCAACACCATAAAATAGAAGACTATCGACAGTCCATGAAATAGTGACGGATCGTGGTTGCCGATAGTCTGGTTGATCTATCCAAAAAGGATTCCCCAATTCCTCACCATTAGACTTTTTGTAAAGTTTTAATGGCAAGTATGAAACTACACCAGCTATAAGATTTCTGCAACGTGAAACGGCAGGTACTTGCATGGCGAAATTACGATCTAATCCACCAGGAAAATTACCAACGCCAGTTGTAAATGAACCATAGCCATAGGCTGTGTCCATAATGGCAGGGGCGTATTGCGCTTGGACAGTTTCAGTTTTTTTGGTTATACCCAAAGCAGACAATAGACCCATATATATACTTTATACCATAAATCGGATATTTAGTGCAAGTTAGACAATAATTTGCGCAGTTTGTTGTGGTTTAGTTAATTGGCTAGTAACCATAGCAAGGCTTATAGCAGCTGTAACATCGCCAGCCGATTTACGCCTAATAATGCGCCAGCCAGCATCATTTGTTTTAGCAGCGCAGTTATTTAGGTGTTGTACTAACTCTGTTTGACCACTATGAATCAATCTGATATTTGCTAGGGCATCTGCTAGATCGCTACATGCCTGGTAAAAGGCTTGGCCGCTACAATCCTGCATACGCCAGCCGCTTTGCTCTAATTTAGTCGCTAAAGTTTGAGTAGCATATTTGTCGTATAGGATTATATGTGGGTGATACTTCTTTGCCCACTCATTTATATCACTAGCCATTTTAACTTCATCTACAGCTACTTCACTTGACCATAACTGCATCAAACCTACGGCTATCTTGCCATCTTTCATTTGTCCAGCGACTAAAGCGCCTGATCTTCTTGTAGGTGCAATATCAAAGGCCATAATAGTCATCGCACCGACAGGCAACTGCAAGGTGCTATCACTGCAAGCTTCTATGCTGCCATATACCCATGGGCTTTGTGTGCTATCTACCCACTGGCAAAGCATCTCTGTACGAGTAGCTTCTACGCTGTTTGTATTTACAGATTCTTCTAACGTCTGCTCAGTTATTAAATGGCCTAATGCTGGGTTAGCCATTACCCATGCTTTGCGATCTTGTATTTTACAATGCTGTGGCGCACTGTATTCGTAAAACCCTAAATTATCCGGTGGATATGATAAACAGCGTTCTCTTAAATCGTTTAATACTGTGCTAAAGCCATCACCTGCATTACTAGTCATCAAAGTCATCGCATTAGGTCTAGCACGTGTTACAGGTAGTGCAGCTGTAAAGGCTTCTTCTGACCATTCACGTAATTCGTCTATATATAAGAAATCTGCGGTCTTTCCACGTGGTGCATCTCTAGTTGCAGCTGCAATTTCGTACCTATTGCCATTTTTTAATGTTATAGATTCCTGACCATTAGCCAGGCGTATCTGTCTTACTTGCTCTTTTAGAAATGGGTTATCTTCTATGGTATAGGCAACCTGTCTAAATGTATCTAGTGCCATATTGCGATTAGAAGACATACCCAGCACGTTTTTAGATCCCCATAGGAAGAGATGGCTTAATATAAGCATACGTGCTAGGTGGGTCTTGCCATTCTGTCTTGCGACTAATACTAACGCTGTTTTCTTCTTAAACTTACCCTCATCATCAACACTTAATAGATCATCTAATACCCAGCGCTGCCAAGGGATTAAAGGTAAACCGATCTTCTCAGCTAGATCGGCTACCTCTTGTGCTTTGCTTGCACATTTAAGTAAGGGCGTGTGGATTCTCGGCTGAGTACTACCAATTAGCACGTCCCCTCGTTTGATCGGGATTATTTCTGCATCATTCTGCATCGAAATCCAATGTATCTGGCTGTGAAAAAGGTGAGTCCGGCACTGTGCTAGTGGTCTTAGGGAGAGAAGAGTTGAAAAAGACAGGGGGGGTCGGCGTGCTATTAAAAAAACGACCGCCTTTAGCGCTGTTACATGACTTACACATGCTTTGTAGGTTGTCTGGACTCCACATGTCGCCACCCTTAACTCTAGGTATGATGTGATCCACTGTGTGAGCAGGCCTGTTACACACCACACACACCCAACCATCACGATCTAATATCTGTATGCGTAGCTTCTGCCACTTGCCACTACCTATCGCTCTTTTACTCAATGCCATCCTTTAGTCTTGAAATGATGCAAAGCTGCACACATAGAACCATATCTATTATAATTGTACTTAATACCCCACTCTACTTGCTTGTAGCCATTAACCTTTAATAGATACTTACTTCTACCTTGTGGTATGCCATAGTGTGAGCCGTTGCGAGCGCTTGGATTCCATCTACTCTCATGATGGTATAACTCATCTAAGCAATAGAACTCAGTAAATGAATGATTTAACTGTATGAAAGCATACTGCTTGTAATAAGTAGGTTTATGAATGGTACGAGATTCAGCTATTTCAAGGCCACTGATTTGTGCAACAAATAGAGCGAGCCCAACTAGCGTGCACCTTGCGAGCTTCCGCCGATGCGGCTCGCCTTTTCGCCTTGATGGCGAATGCGATCTAGAGCGTATCATATGGAGTCAAATCCTGTAAGATAATCGCAGGTCAGACGGCGTGGCGCTGTGCAAGCGCTTCAGCCATACCATTACTACCTGGAAACAAATCATCTAGCTGATCTCCTTCTTGATAATTTAATAAATCTAATATCCATAGATTAAAGACCAATGGCTTTGCACCGACTAAACCTTTTCGCATAGCAATCGAACTAGCCATCCAATCTCGAACCATAGGCTTACGTTTATTATCTTTTCGGCCACCATGTAATAAGACCGCTTCCCAGGCATATTGAACAGTAGTAGGTCTTATTTGATGAAATGTCTTTGTCCAAGCACAAACCCTTAAATCTTGATGATACTGCATAATCCAAGATAAGTCGGCAGGATTACAACTTAAAGCCCAACCATCTTGATATTCAGTCATCAATTTATGTATCAAATCAATATGTGCTTGTTTATCATCCCAGACTTCAGCCTTATCATGTAATTTGCCATATAATTTTTTACCCTGTTTGTAATATGGTGGATCTGCGTAAGCAAATTTCATGGCTTACTACCCCATCCATTACCCTTTAAGATTATCCCAGGTGCTGAGTACATACGTGCCATATCTAGCCCACACTTAGGGCAAAGCATTCCGCCATCATCCTCTTTATATGTGCGATGTACTGATCCATAAGTACCACACTCATTACAGCTATATTCATACGTTGGCATCGTATTCTCCAATCACTAAGCATGTGTGGCAAGGCAGATTTTCAAACTGCCAAGCCCCACAGCTACTACATCGACTAATCTTGCTATCTTTAGGTGCATCCTTTTGCTCGGCTATATTCTTAACACCTACACAGCCACAATCCATGCACTGATATAGCTTGAATCCTTCTGGCATCTCCGTCTGATCTAGCCATAAGAACTCAGTATCACGATTACAGCCATTACACTTAAATCTAGTCATTGCCAAATTGTCCTATTGCCTAAAGGGTCATTTAACAACAATATCACCGAATGAAAATGGTTTGCCTTTGTTTGCTGACCATCAACCGAAATGTAATTTATTCGCCTTGTTGGAATATAAACAGTTGGATAACCATATTGTTTGTAAAGATTGTGCCTACGCTTGCCACCTAAACTGTCAATCGGTAACACCAAAGCTGATGGCTTGCCTGATTTCAGACATTTTTCAATAACTTGATCCTTAATGCTGAATGGTGGATTAGTTATTAAATAATCATAATCATATGGTCTGTCCAACCAGTCGCGCATTCCATAGAGCATTTGGTAGCCATAATCATCACCAATTTTGACGAAATTACTAATTTCGGTATCAAATGGACAAATAACTGTTTTACCTTGTTGAACATTTAATAAATCATACATAAGCAACACAGTTTCTCTGTTTGTATACCATTCGTCGTTTTTCTCGACTTTGGTTATACCGCTAATTAGTTTCACGATTAATCAATTCATGGCATCGAAAGCATGTGCCATCTTTAAAAACTCTATCATCGCCACACATTTCGCATGTGATAACAGATTTAACTAGATGCACACCACTATCATCCATTTCGACAGTAATACCACTGCCGTTAATGAAAGCGATATAGCCCATATCTACTCCTTATCCTTGAAGTACCAAGCGCCTGTACTAGTTTGTGATGCCCATTTAGCATGTTCTTTTATATTACCCAGGCATACGTAACCATAAAACGGCTTTTTGGTTGTCTTGCTAAATCCTGTGCGTAGGGTCATGCCTTTCTCACAGCAATCAGCAGGCGGTTTAGGTTGTTCTGGCACAGCTGCAACCCAGTCACTAGTAGTCCACTGTTGCGGGTCTTCTAGCTTGTTTTCGACTGTAAAAACTGCTCCACTTGAAGTATTAGCAACTCGCTGCATTTCTGTTCGGCTAGGTCTTGCACCTTTTTTCGAATAGATGTAATTTGCCAGAGCCCTACCAATTGCGCTGCTTTCTGCAAGCTCACAAGCAAACTTATTGAAACTCGAAGTAGTGCGGATCTCCGATGCCCAACCAGTCGCAACTGGAATCGCATCAGCCGTAGTTCGGTATAGGCGAGCCACAAACACAAATTCATCTGGATTACTATTCGGGCGATTAATAAGTTCTGTTTGTATAGATCCATCTTCATTATCTTTCCACCACTTTTCTAATCGCTCTTCTACTGTTTCGTAATCTTCTAAATTAAATGCCATTATTGCTCCCATTGAAAGTCTTTATCCTGCATATATTCATGGCAGGTTTTGGATATGGCAATATACGCAACTGCATCTTTGTAGTGATCGTCCAGTTCAGGACTTTCCACGCTGCGACTGAGTTTGAGTAATGCCATACAACCCGCCACTTGATTTGATGTGATCGGAAAATTGAGATACGCAGACCATAACTTGGCAATTCGATCCATTTGTATTGCTGGATGGCCGTAATGCATACCTCTTTCGTGTATAAGTGTGACTGCATCTGCAAATAGTTTCTCAGTGTTTGTCATAATCAAATACAGCCCTAGATTTCATTCTTTCCAATTTACGATTATGTTCTAGTGAGGCTTTCCAGCCAGCTGATCTACCAGACCAATAACCTGCTTGGTAGCCCCTATCGTGTATCCATTCATAAATTACGTAAGCGACAAACGTCAATACAGACATAATCACCACGCCCCACATAATTAAATACCCAAAGTCTTTAAGCTCTGTGTACATGTAGCCCTACTTTCTATGCTCACGCTTTGTGGCATAGCAATAGTGTTACACCTGTGTACGACTTTGTGGATGATTTAGGGGCTATTTTTAATAACGATTTGATAACGTTATTTGTAGAGTTTACCCTCAAATATAAAGCTGCCGTCTGCATTAATAGGTATGGTTATTACCTGGACTTTACGCTCATGCACGTAAGCCACGGCAAAGCCTTGCTGCCAGTTGGCGTAGCCCCTTGTATATGCCATGCCTGAACTGCTTAAATCTACTAAATTGCCAACCTCAACGCCCCACACAGTACGCCCTAAATGGCCTCTAGAAGCCTCTGTGAAGGCCGAAACCCCTAATCTATGGGTGTGACCACATACCACGCTCTTTCCTAGCCTCCTAGCCCCATTTAAGGCCGTTTGACCCGGTACTTGAGATAGGGGAAAAGCATCGCCATGGACGGCAGTCCAGCCATGCGCCCAATCTAATCCG